TAAGTCTTGACCGGTTCTTAACCTTTCTCTCCGGTCATAATAAGAGAGCCTCACTACCCTTCCGAGTGGGGCTTTCTACTTTTTCTTAATCCAATACTGTGAGTTAATAACTAAAGTATCTATCTCTTCTTTATGTCGCTCAGTAAAGAGAAGTATTCCAGGGCGTGGTGTCTTAGATGGTGGAAGATCTCTTCCCCAAGTGTAATCATCAAAGGCCATAACACCACCTGATTTAAGTAGCGACCAAGATAGTTCAGCATCTAGTAGCACACCAACTGTAGTGTGGTCTGCATCAATATAAATAAAATCAAATGCACCAATAAAATTATCTAACTGTCTAATCAAATACTTATGCGTATCACTGACCACAGATACAACTGGTAGATCTTTTACCTTCTCCTGATACACCTGATAGACATCGCTGAAGTCCATCTCGGCGTGGGTTTGCTCATCACTACCCTCCCAAGTATCAACATCAATTAACTTAGAACTCTTATCAGTTAAGATGTTATTACATAACCATACTGTTGCATCACCTGTGAATACACCAAGCTGTAAGAACTTTAGATTAGGTTTATCTTTGAACTCAGTAAGATATGTTTCAAAGTTAGCCTGTGCTGTTGCAGCAAACCAATTAGGATACTCGGCCATTAGTTATCCGTTGAGTAGAAGCCTTTACCTTTAAACTGTATTAAAGGTGCTGTAAATATACGCTTTAATTCTGTGCCACATAATGAACACATAACATTTTGTGGAACTGCGGTAATAGGAAACTCTATCTCTATCTTCTCACCATCACCTGGACATTCATATTCGTAGATCAAAATAGTATCCCATCTTCTAGCTTTAGAAACCCTACTAACTTAGTGCGACTAGCCTTGTTAGCAAACTCAGTTGTAATAGGTAGCCACTTATCTTCCCACTTAGGTTGAGGTATTGTAGATAAATTAAATCCCCATATCCCTTCAGGTGTAGCGTTGATATACCAAGGGACTAGAGATCTAATACCTGCTGCCATAATTAAACCCTGATACTTACTCTCTTCTATAAGTAAGTCAGGGTAGTGGGTCTTACGAGATTTCAATTCTATAAACATCTTAGCCTCTAAAGATATGCAATCCCAGTTGTCAAACTCTTCACTCTTTTCAAGATCAGAGTAGTAAAACTCTTTAAGATAATCAAATAACTCCGGCTCTTTTAATTCCAAGGTGTCTGTCCACCTAACTTATCCTGCAATCTACGCAAGGCTGATACACATCTACGATCTGCTGTAGATGTAGCACACTCTAGGTATTGTGCTATCTGTTGCAGGGTAAAACTATCGTGGTATCTCATCTGTAATATGGTCTTATCTTCTTGCTCTAGCTTTAGATAAGCCTTCTTAATATCTATTAGGATCGCTAGTAGGTTGCCACCTTCAGCAGGTGTTGATTGCTTACGAGGTGTGCCATCGTTGATCATCTCTTGTGCTTGTTCTAATACTGTGCCATCTACTACGGATGCAATAACAAATGGTATTAACTGAGCAATAGTTGTTGTGTCATAGAAGGCCTCATCAGTTGTCTTATACCCAGCTTTACGAGCCTTCTCTTTACGAGCAAATCGTTCAGCCATTCGTTGCATCTGATATGCAATTCGTCTTTCATTTTGTTCACGCTTGTTAGCATCAGGTTCGTTTAATAAATCAACAAACTGTTGTCCTCTACCAATAGCCCAAAGAAAACACTCCTGCTTTATATCTGCTAGATCTACCCAACCTTTAAACTTTCTAGAGATTACATAAGATACAGATGGAACTAACTCGTATAGAGTTGGGTGTAATTCAGGTGTCATTTCTTTTGGTATAGTTCCTCAATAGTCATAACCCAAGCCTCTAGTTTTTTCTCTAGATAATCTTGCTTACGCTCTAACCTACGAAACCTTGATCGTTTAGTAAATAGATCTTTAATCTTCCAGTAAGTTAATCGCAGTCTAATGTTTGAACCTCCGGCCACTTGCCATCTAATACCATAATTGCAATAGCTGAGTAGTTAAGTAGATCCATAAAAGAATCCCGTAATGATTCATTACTAGGATTAACATTGCTATCTACTAGATTATTAATGCGAGCAACCTTGTCCCACATACGAACTCTTAACCCATTGATAGGACCACCAGGAGATCTTGCAATATTTAATGGACCGTAATCGTGGTGCTTAGCAACAAGTAAATTACCAGCAGCATCCATAACACGCCACATATCAGCAATGAACTCATCATCTACTCTCTTGTTGGAGGTGGTGCGATCTCTATTGTGTTTTTCTCGTGATTGATTTTGATGATATAGATCCCTAAGGTCGCCAACCATTCTGCTAGAACCGTCAGATCCGAGTTCTTCATACATTAGGTACTCCTATTGTCCGTTTTGTCTCTTCTATACCCTTTGCTAAGTATAAGTCATTGAGGTCCATACCAGCAGGAAGCGACACGATTGAAGAGTTAAGAACTTCTTGTGCCACCATCCTAGAAAACTCTGCCCCAGGATTAGAACCATCATCCTTTAAATCATTATCACCAATAATATAAACCCTGCCATAGCCAGTAAACATCCTTGTAAAGTGTGGCTTCCAAGCAGCAACACCAGGAACTCCAACTGCTGGTATACCTAGGATTGCAGATGCAACAATAGTATCTAGCTCACCCTCACAGATTGCTATGTACTCACTACTAATAATAATATCGCTGACATTATAGAGATGACCCTTCTGCCCTAGCGGTGCTCCATACTTAGGCTTACCATCATCTAATCTTCTAAACTTAAAGCCAACACAGTGTCCAAGCACAGTCATATAAGGTATAGATAGCCAGCCCTGATAGTTCTCGTGGGTTGCAAAAGGTTCCTTAATGAAACCTAAATGGTACTGCCTTGCTATCTCCTCAGAGATCCCACGATCTGCGAGAAACTTTATTGCTTCCTCGTTTAGATCCTTGCTGTACTGCAGTGCCGCTTCCAGCGAGGATTTCAACTGCACGGTTGAGAGCATCCTTAAACCCCATATTCTCTTTAATAATAACAATGTTTACTGCGTTGCCACCTTTACCGCAAGTGTGGCAGTAATACAAATTGTCCTTTGTATTGATTACCGCACTCCTTCTACTGTCATTGTGTAGTACACATCTAACAGAACAAGCCCTACCTTCTCTTACCTCACCGCCATAGTGCGAAACTATTGCACTTATGGAGATTGCGTTTGCATCAGTGGCACCTTTGTACCGTTTCTTTTTACCCACCCTGGACCAGTCTTGTGTTGACAAGCGCAGTCTCCTTTACATTCTTTGTGTAGAACCTCAGACCTATTGTAATTGTCCTTGAGATTTTCCTGCCCTGCTGATCTGCAAACTAAACAAATCATTTCTTATCCTCCAACCATTGCGTTAGATCCTGTATAACCCAAGCCTTATCTATTCCTGCATTTCTTCTCTTGAATAGTACATAAGATAAAGGCCTATCAATACCACGATGCTTAGCGTAATTAATAGCTTCTGTTTGCGCTTCATCCCAGAACTCCTTTAGGTTCAAAGTTTTAGTATTCTTTAACTCAAAGATGTAGGTTTCACCGGCAACAATAACTACTAGATCTCCCTCATCCTCTGCTCCTGATAAGCGCAAGCGTTCAGCTACTGCGCCCATCTTTCTAAACCATTTCATTACATCCACTTCAAAGGCTGCACCCTTTTGCTTATTGTACTTGGCCGACATTTAAGGTTGCATCCCTTCTATACATTCTGCCCATTGCATCTGAATCAGATATCTGACAGACACCATAGTTAACAAATAGACCCACTCCATCTGAGCCATCTGCCATATGTGGACCAAATCTATTCTTAACTACTGCTACTTTAAGTATGCTGTTTAGTGGATCAAACCCTAAGGTAAGTATCAGTGCAGGTAATTGAGATACCTTGCCGTGAATAGCCCTACGAGCAGGTGGTTCAGTGGTCTTGCCATACTCTGATTGCTCAGAGACGTGGTGCAATACCATCACACAGGCTTCAGTCTTGCGAGCCATATCGTGGAACTCCACCATAATAGCTCGCAGACCTGCCCATTCATTATCTGATTCGGCAACCACATTCATCAGGTTATCTATAACAATCAACTCTGGTGGTATTCCGTACAGTTCAACATAAGCCTTAACCTCTAACTCAATATCATCTAATGATGGTGATGAGTCAAAGACAAACTGTATGTTCTCCATATCGGAAAGATACTTATCGTAGTAATGACGGTTACTATTTAAGTTTGCTTCCACCAGTAGTTGACTGTGTCCTGATAAGTGAGAGGCTGCTCTCATCATCACAGTTGCTGTGTCAGTATCGGCTGAGAAAAACAAGGTTGGAACTTTTGCTTTAACTGCATAGATAAGAGCAAACATACTCTTACCAGCATTGGGTGCAGCAGCAACCATACATACCTGACCTCTGCGGAACTTGATCTGCTTTGCAGCAAGAGCTTTCCACACATCAGGTAATGGTGTTGCATTGGTATTGCTACCACGCCACGCCCTATTTAGATTAAGCAACGTGTTCCTCTCTCGGTAGAACTATTCCTCTACGCCTTCTGACATCTCTTCTTTGGTTAGCAGTAAGACCGCCCCAAATACCATAGCGTTCTCTATTGATACCCCACTCTGCACACTCTGCAATATGGGGACAAATCTTGCAGATGTTTACAATCGTTTTAGTATGGATCTTATCTTCAACATCCCTGTCGGGATAAAAAAATTCCATACCTACTTGAGCACAAGCTGGGTTCTCATAGTTCCAGGGAACCCGCATAACTTATCTAATCCAGACTGTATCGCACTTGTCTGTAGCACCCTTAGGTGCAGCGCACATCCAACCTTTCCAAGGACCTTTCTGTCCTACGCCTGAACGAAACGCCATTGAACCGTGCTTACAATCAGGTGCAGTTGCATCTGTTGCAGAGACAGTAGTTGCGCCTAGTGCTTTCTTAGCATAGGCAATTGCTCCACCACTTGATTGTGTGGTTGTACCAAGTGTGGTACCAGTTGATGTTACTAGTGTTGCTAGGTCAGAGATTGAAGTTAGAGATGACTCTAGTTCAGCCTGACTTGTTGCATATAAATTTACTAAAGTTCCATCAGCTAACTTGTAGTTGATTTGAAACTTAGTGCTTTCCGGTGCAGCCATTACTTACCTCCAGTATGTTTGACAGATAATCTTATTGATTCCTGTCCTTGTTTTTTTGGTACAAAGCCTAGAAGTTTCTCAACCTCTTCGGCATCTACTGATTCTCTACCACTAACGGTGCTCCAAGTAATGGATACACCACTATTAGTCTGACCAGTAAATCCTTCTAACGCTGTCTTTAATGAATCTCTTTCATTAGACAGTTCCTTTATCTTTGCATCAAGTTGTAAATATTTCAAAGCGGATGTGTCAACCTCTGGGTTGTCTATAAATATCTCACCCTCTTTGATACGTTCTTTTTTTATACCAACGCATCCCATCTCGCCGGTCTCATCAAAGTACTTGCAATAAGATTTGCAGTAACTCTGATCACGCTCAGGCTCTGGTGCATCTGCGCTCTCTTTAATAGCAGCAAGCCAGTTAAGAGCTTCCTCTGCCATCTTTGGATCATATGGTTCGCTATGAACCTTAACATCTCTTTCATCACCATCACGGGCGATGGCTACTAGATTGACAGTTTTAGGACTCCCCTTGCCTGACTTATCAAGTAAGTAGCCATACACCTGTACTTGCCAACGCTGTTGTAGCGATGGGAAGTAGGATAGATTTTTAACCTTAACGGTTTTCCAATCTACCACATCTCCTGTTGCAGGTATATATAAATCTATATGCGCTTTCATTCCATTGTACTCAACAGATGTTTCTACCCAGTACTTCTCACTCTTTGGATCAGCAACTGTAATTGCTTCTTCAATAGCAGAGTGAATAGCTGTACCCATAATGGCAGCCAACTTCATCTCATTGTCATTGGTTTCAGGTTGATCGTTAAGACGATACCAAACCTTACGGCGACAGCCACCTAACTCTGATGGACCTATCTGTGTCTGTTTAGATCTAGCCCTACCAGCATCTTTGGCTCGTAGTACTTCTAACAGTAATTCTTTTGGATCTGTCATATTGACATCCATCCTATATACCCTGCATCAGGGTTGTCTAGTAACCATTGCTGTCTCATCTTGTTCTGTTCCTCCCAGTTAGTATCGCTAGTTGCACTAGCCTTTAATCCTTCTTCATAACCTTTTTCATATGCTTCTGATAAAGCAAACTTAATTGTCTTGTGCATAACTCCTACTTAGTAAATTGTGTCTTGATACTTACAGTTCCACCACACCATATGTTGTACTGTATTGCTATATTGATTGCTTTCTTTGCAGCACTCGCTGCTTTAGCGTGAGTCTTTGTGTCATCATCTAGTGCTACTAGAGCACCCATTGCTAAAGAGCCACCTGAACCTATACCGTATAAACCTCTATCATCTCGCATATAACCGTAATCATCACTGACCTGATAGATGTTCCCATTAAAACAAACTAAAGCATCCCAACCTGAATCATCATCAGCTTTACCTTTAGGATTAGGGTCATACCCTGCATCAGTTAGAGTTTGTTTAATAGATGGTAGAACTCTGACCATCATAAAGCGATCAGGGTCTTGAGTCTTAACAACCTTTGGTGGTTGCCATAAGTTATTTAATATATCTCCAGCTAGTGCATCACCTGCAACTGCAATTAAATATTCGCCAACCTTAACAATTTTATCGTAGCCCTTAGCAACGTAAGGTCTATCTGTATAGGTGGTCATAGAGTCTGCAGCAATAACTGCCCAGCCCTTACCTTGAATACCAACAATTGCCGTCACAACTTGTCCTTCCTTTGTCTTGGATTAATTGTAGCACCGCCCGTAATAAATAGTGGGATGTAAATGCGACACGCCGTGAGTGCGATCCTTTCGGATTACTAGGTCGGAAGTGGTTATAATATGAGCCGAAGGCGAATCTTGGTACGGGCGGCGCTTTGAGCGCCGCAACGGTTCGGTACTGTATGTTCCGTCTACCAACCTTGCGAAAAAACAAGGAGAAGTTACCACCTAAATTCGGCACGGATCTGCGATCCTTAGGTCCATTACACGCCTGTCCTTGTGGTTCTAAAGTCTTCTCTATCCTAGCTACCTTTGATAACTTTGAGATCTCCTGGTATATGTTAGATGCTACTTGTGCTAACTGTGGTAATTTAATAGTTGTGCCTTGTCCGGTAGATGATCCCGCTAGGGAAATTTAGGGCATAAAAAATAAGGCCACCCCGTAAAACAGGGTGGCCCTGTATTGCCTCGCAGTAAACTAGATTACTCTGAGCCTCTACCAAATTCTGTAGCTGATGGATCTAGCCACTTCAATAATGGTCCTGCTAGACCTGCTAATGCTGCTGCGCCTAATTGCTTAGGATCGGTGATTCCACTTACATACAGTGCAACTACTGCTGCGGCTGCTGCTCGGAACCAACTTAGTGCTGCTTGCTTGAACGCTGGGTTCATTTTTTCTCCTTCTACTTTGTCTTACTATGCACCTTACAACAGGTACATACTGGGACTTTATATGCTTTCTTTGCTGGTGTAGTCATAACCGAAGCAATCAAAGTATTGATCGCTTTAGGTTGATTCATCCACCAGAACCAAGGTGATGTGTCATTTGCTGACCCATCATTAATAGAAATATGTAAATGTTTATTGTGTTGATTACTACCAGTATAGGTACGGTTACCCTCTTTAGCCTTTTCTTTAGACCAGATCTTGCCCTGAAATATTAAGTACTTAACTCTTGCATCTTCTTTTAACTTCTCAAATATTTCCACACAATCAACACCATTCTTAGGATCGTGGGTTAGATCAACTGCTAGTCCAGTATTGTGATCTGAGTTAGGGCTTTGTTTAATGTGTGCCGATGAAGGCAATAAGCCGTCTGAGAGTTTGTTGCGCTTCGGATACAACGCTGTCGCTTGGCGTAGTACAGCTATTGCAGCAGGTGTCGCCTTCTTTGCAATCAATTTCACTTGACATCCTCATCTCTTTTCTTACTCTTTAGTCCGTTGGCAGATACGATCCCCGCAAGGGTTCCTGTAAGGAACACACACAGGGTTGATACTAGATCAATAGCAGCTTTATCATTTGGTGCTTGTTCACCTAAAGGTTGCGTAATAAACAAGAAGGCATACAGTAAAGAGAACACTGAGCCAGCAAATACAATTGCCAATATAATTCCAATAGCAACTATGAGCCTAGCGTGTAACTCTTCAGGGCTTAGTTTTTGTTTCGCCATTACTTACCTCCACTGAATCTGGAATTAAATCTTTAGTACACTGTCCTACTGCTAAACACTGAGGCGGATTACACTCAGGTTTTTCCCAATTCTCAAACTCTTGGCAGGGATAACGCATCCAGCCTTGGTAGCCACAACCAGTTAATAAGCTAAGGTTTGCTACGATTAATAAGGATGCTATAAATTTCCTCAACCTGTCGTTCCAATCTATCAACGGAGTCTCGGAGGCTTGAGCCTCCATTGGGTTTAAGTTCAGATAAGAAATGCTTGACAAGGTGTCTTACACCCATTGCTAAAGATCCAGCGAGTGTAGTAATGGCTACTGCTAGTGCAGCCCAGTCGTTAGGTGTCATTATTTTTCCTTATGAGATAGACCTGATAGTTACAACCAACAATCCTCCGTAGCCAGAGAAGCGTGGTCCTGATGGTGTCTTATTTATAAAATCAAGTTCCTCAATTAGGCCAATGTATGACTCACCTGTTCTGAAGTCTTGAACTCTTACTGTGTCTCCTACGTTTTCAATCTGCTCTAGCTGACTCATACGCTCATATGCTGAGCCTTCATAACCCTCTTCAACACCAAACTTATCGCTCTCGTGGTCATAGCAGAATAGTGGGTACTGGATTAAACGCTGACGAGGTACAGCAGGTAGCGCCTTTAGGTTATAGCCATTAAATACTGGACCTTGTGAGGTATCAATAGTAGATCTAGTAAGAGTAAACTTAAATCCTAGATACTCTTGTGCTCCTGTTGGGTATGAAACTGTTACCTCTGGAACGTTACCTTGCTCAGCAAAGGTACCAATACGGTACTCATTACCATCAAAGGTAACTGTATCTATATTTAATCCACCATTAGAGTTATCAATTCTAGCCTGTAATAACTTATAGACCTTTAGTTCTAATGTGTTGTAACGGATAAAACCAGTCTGTAGGTATCCCTCTGATATCTTCTCATCAAGGTTTTCTACATAGATAGCACCATCTGTTGTGCCATTATTAGCAGTAACAAATGCCAGTTGGTTAGTATCACCCATAAATGCACAGGTGGTAGTATCAAATCCAGTAACGCTTGGATCGTATAGATCATTACAGTATGCAAAGTTTAGATCGGTACCTAATCTAGTACCAAGATTAATTCTGATAACTCCTGGGTTATCTCCTACGCTAGTAGCACACCAAAGGTATGAATCTCTTGCAGCAAAGTCATAGCAAGGATGAGTAGTATCTGTGATCAAAGGACCATAGTTAATAGAGCCATCAGTCTCTGATACCACAGCTATACGGATACCTTTGTTAGTACCAATAGCCAAGTAGCCTAGGTAGTAATAGATATCAAATACAATTTCACCAACTGGTAGTTCAGCAGCAGTGATAGCGCTAGTTAAGGTAGGCATAGTACCGTTAGTGGCTAAGGTAAACTTAGCAATAGTAGATTGAATACCACTATAAGATGATGTATAGATTGCAGCACCGCTTGAGGTGATGCCAGTAAAAACTACATCAGTATCAGGGTGGGTATATACAGCAGTAGGTAGAGCAGTTGCATTAGTTGCAATCTCATAAACCTTGTTATTAATACAGGCAACGATACGCTCTTTGGTGTACTCAAGAACTGCATTAGTTATTACAATTCCAGTAGCATTAAACATTAAAGTCTCAGCTACGCTACTATCATCAGATAGTAACTTCTTATACATATGAATCTTATTAGCACCACCAGCAACCTTGTTGGTTACCCAGTAGGCATAAACACCATCATCACAGATGCCATACACTGGCTCATCTGTACCTGAGTTGTAATCTATAAAGTGTGTAATGTTGGATATAACTGTTCCAACAGGTGAGACAGCAGTAGATGCAACGTTAGTTGCAGTCTTAGCATAGGTAAAGGTAGTAGCAGTAGGTACTGTGGTAATTGTATAGGTACCATTAAAAGTAGCATCAACACCAGTCACTGTAATCTCCATACCAGGAGCTAAGGTATGTGCAGCAGTGGTAGTTAATGTAGCTACGTTAGATGTTAAAGCCTTATTGTTAATAGATGCAGTGATGGTAGGTATAACCTTGTCCACATCATATTCATCCCATAATAAAATACCATCATAGGTATTGTAGGTAGTAGCCCCTGTATAGGATAACTCTTGCCACTGAATAGATCTTGCAACCTGTTGTGGTCTATTATTAGCAGTTAATGTTCCAGTAGTAACGTGCTCTGCAGTTACAGAGTTAAGTAGAGTTACCTGTCCTCTGTCCCAAATATTACAGCCTTTAGATTCAGTGTATTGGAATCGTAATGACTCCTCTTGAATAGGCTCAAAGAAGTTGATGCCTTGTCCTTGGTGAAATGATGACTGACTTCGTAGCCACCAACCAGTAAGAGTCTGCTCGCCAGCTTCTCTAGTCTGGTCAATCTGTTGCTTACGGTACTGCGCTGTTACTCTACGATAAGGTGAGTCATCTGTTGCATTAACAAAGAATGGCAAACCAGCGATAGCCATATCATAGGCAACGCCGGTTAAGGCATAAGATGTAGCACCTGAAGGATTGGATAATGGAACGGGGATCCGTTCGGTTATGTCATCGCCATACGGCATTACTTAGACCTCCCATAGATAAACCCAATTATTAGACCACAAATAAACCCTAGATAAGCTAGGAAGTAAATCATTAACTACTCTGCTGGTACTTCTTCTACCGCAGGTGTCTCTTCTACTACAGGTGCTTCAAGCGCTGCTGCTTCTTTAGCTGCCTGCTCTGCAGCATAGGCAGCAGCTTGTGCTTCTCGCTCTGCAATCTCTGCTCCTGATAGTGGAACATAAGAGGTAGTCTTCTTCTCGCAGTCGTATATAACTTTCA